GTATAATAAAAGCAGTCGCCAACTAACCTGTTCAATTTTTACTAGGATAGATACAGCAACTTTTTACTTCACTTAACGAACTAATGCAGTAGACGGTGGCCGCGAGGCTTTATCCAGGCAACTGGACGCTAATGGAACTGACGACAGATTGGAAAGACATTCTATGATGTTTGTACAGACACAACACAAACTAGGCAACATGAATTGTTGATATGGTCTACGGAACTGAACCAATGTACTGGGGATGGGGGTAGACCAGAATACTAATCTTGACCGTTCCGACTATCCTGTTAGATAATTGAATGCTAACAGCAACTCAAAATTTTCACTCATATCGAAAACAAAACGCATTCAGAAAGGAGAACACAAATGAACGCATTTGTTGAAGCAGTTAAGAACCAAGAAGCTCGTACCGCCAATGGTATGAAGGCTCGCAAGTCTACAGCCAAGAAGACTGTTGACCTGTTTTACAATATCGGCGCAAGCCGTGGTAAGAACATTGTGCCCGCATTTACTGCGGCCTTTGTTGAAAATGCAGATGTGGCTCTCCGCATTGCACAATGGGCACGAGATGTTCGTGGTGGAGCAGGCGAACGCCAACTGTTCCGAGACATTCTAGTACACCTAGAAAAGACTGACCCAGCATCCGCTTTGGCTCTGCTAAAGAAGGTTCCTGAAGTTGGTCGTTGGGATGACATTTTTGTCTTCCGTTCGGCAGATTTGAAGAACGCCGCTTACACCATGTTGGGTGACGCTCTTCGTGCCGGTAACGGTCTTGCCGCCAAGTGGACACCACGCAAGGGTAAGATCGCCGCTGAAGTTCGTGCCTTCTATGGCATGAGCCCAAAGCAATACCGTAAGAGCCTTGTTGCTCTTACACGGGTTGTTTAAACCAAAATGTGTGCAAACGACTGGGATAACATCAACTTTAACCATGTTCCTTCTGTGGCTGCTCGCAACTACAAGAAGGCATTCAACCGTCACACTCCTCTGTTCGCAGAGTATGTGGCCAAGTTGGTTAAGGGTGATAAGACTGTAAAGGTTAACGCCGATGCAATCTACCCACACGATGTCCTTAAGGGCATTGCACACAGCTACACCAAGCTGAACAAGACAGAAACCGACCATGTGATCGCACAATGGAACGCTCTGCCTAACTATGTAGGTGACGCAAGTATCCTACCTCTAGTTGATGTTTCTGGTTCGATGACAACATCTGTTCCAGGATCAACTGTTCGTTGTTTGGATGTAGCAGTTAGCCTTGGTTTGTATCTTGCAGACAAGAACAAGGGTGTGTTCAAGGACACTTTCTTGACTTTCTCGAGCAAGCCAGAACTTGTTACTCTAAAGGGTAACATTGTTCAAAAGGTTGACCAAATGAGCAAGAGCAACTGGGAAATGAGCACTGACTTGCACGCCGCTATGAACAAGATTCTTAGCGTTGCAGTCAAGGGCAATGTTCCCGACAGCGACATGCCAAAGATGTTGCTGATCTTGTCGGACATGCAGTTTAACCAATGCGCCCGTTTCGACGACAGCGCAATGCAAATGATCGAACGCAAGTTCGCAGATGCAGGTTACACCGTTCCACAGGTTGTGTTCTGGAACCTAAACAGTTCCGACAATGTACCTGTTAAGGCTGACAAGAGTGGTGCCGCTCTTGTAAGTGGATTCTCGCCAAGCATCATGAAGGCTCTGCTTTCCGCTGATCTTGACCAGTTCACTCCAGAAGGCATCATGATGAAGACCGTTATGGTCGATCGTTACAAGCTCGACTTGTAATGCTGATAGGGCCTACGGGCCCTATTTTTTTTGATTTAATTTAAGGAAGTATAAATGACTCTAGTACCAATGGTTTTGGAACAAACCAGCAAAGGCGAGCGTAGTTACGATATCTATAGCCGCTTACTTCGCGAGCGTATTATTTTACTTGAAGGCGAAGTGCATGACCAAATGGCCAATCTAATTGTTGCACAACTGTTATATCTAGAAAGCGAAGATCCTAACAAAGACATTAGTCTGTTTATTAACAGCCCCGGCGGCGTTGTAACCGCAGGTATGGCCATGTACGATACCATGCAGTTCATCAAGTGTGATGTTAGCACTATTGTTATGGGTCAAGCCTGTAGCATGGGCAGTCTATTGGCACAGGCCGGCGCACCGGGTAAGCGTTTTATGTTGCCTAATGCACGACACATGATTCATCAACCATCAGGTGGTGCTCGTGGTCAGGCCACAGACATGGAAATCCAAGTTCGCGAAATCTTGGAAATGAAAAAGAATTTGACTAACATCTATGTTCGGCACAATTCTGTAGGCAAGACTTACGATGATCTTGCTCGAGACATGGAACGAGACTTTTTCATGAGTGCACAGACTGCTTTAGAATACGGACTAGTTGATAAGGTTATTACCAAGAGGCCTTGACAGCTTTGCCCGTTTTTGCTATACTATCTATACAGTAGTTAGAAAGGAGAGCAAAATGGCAGAAGTTAAACTCAATCAAGGCCTCTGGAAAGTAACGCTCACTGAATACGAACGGGGCTATGGACAACGGGTGATTTGGACCCGCTACTTCGACAACGAAGCAGAGGCCCGAGCTGTTGCAGAAAAGTCACACGATTGGAGCGACCCAGACGACTACTACAGGGCAGATGTTAGTCGTTGCTAACTTACAAAAACCCTACAAATTGTAGGGTTTTTATTGACCTGCCTAGCCCGTTTTTGCTATAATATGGGTATGAAATTTGATACTAACGAACTTTTACAGTGGGCAGGTGCCGTTTTTGTAGTAGCAGGCCATGTGCTCAACGCCGTAGGGCCTGCGGCATATCCTTACAATATCATTACATTTTTTGTGGGTATTGTGCTATTTTTAACTTGGGCAGTTCGTGTTGCTAGCAAGCCACAAATTTTTGTTAATTTTGTAAGTGTAGTAATTAGTATTACAGGACTTTTTAAGGCTTTTGGTTGACCAGATTAGCCCGTTTTGCTATAATAGAAGCATAGTAAGAAACAAGGAGCCAGCAATGAAGATCGCAATTTATACCCAAGTCCGCGAAAACTATGGTTCTGCTGACGAGCCCTACTGGAAGATGAAGGGCGGCGAAGTTTTTATTGTGCCGGATCTGACCGTGGAGCAGACGCTACGGGTTCAAGAGCAGGGTATTCCTACTCTCAAGGCTCTAATTGAAACCCGGTCCGACATGTACGAAGAGTATGTGGTTGACTATGCTATCCTGGACAATGATGTACAGGTCTGCGAGCCCTGGGAGACTCCTTTCGAGCTTCGCTGGATCGGTGGTCGTTGGGTTGCCAACCGCACCGTGGAGAACGGCGAGTACGGTTACATGCGCCGCGAAGTTGAGCGCAAGACCGAAGAGTATGACATGCTCATGGGCGGCGAGCGCGAGAACTATCGCGTGGTCTATACCATGCGTAACGGTGACATGGTCACCGGCAAGGAAGTTTCAGAATATTTGGCCAAGGCCGCTTAAGGAGAAAAAATTATGCGTCAACCCCGACTGATTGCCGGTTTTAATAACAGCCAACGAATTCGCGTGATTGTGGATGGTGTTGGGTTTTATACTACCGTGGGTGGCACCGCAGACATCATGACCCGCAAGCACCGCATGGCAGTGCAAATCGCATTGATGAATCTGCATGCCAATGGTGGCACTGGTTTTGCCTTCAATTACAATTATTTTGAAGGTACTACCGACAACAATGCCTCTGTGGTGCCTGTGCAGGTTGATTTGATTTAAAGAATTTGGAGAAAATATGCCATGGATTCAGAATGTGGCACTGTCGGATATTCGTAAAGGACAACATATCCGCGTCAACGAAAACGCCATGCTGATTCAGATTGTTGATCCAGCAATGGAGTTTCCTGAGCCACTTTACAAGTTTAAGGAAGTTCATCAATTTGAATTTCTTGATATTGAGGAAGACGGTCTTACTAACAACGGCGATGGCTCTTGGACTGACATGAGCGAGTTTGCTGTCACACAAGAACAAGCCGACGAGCTGGTGCGCCTACTGCAACATGCTCTGGCTAACCGTATGGATGTGGTTGTGCATTGTGTGGCAGGTGTTTGCCGTAGTGGTGCTGTCTGCGAAGTTGGTGTTATGTTGGGTTTTAATGACACCGAAGTGTTCCGTAGCCCTAACCTGTTGGTCAAGCATAAAATGATGCGGGCCCTGGGTTGGACTTACGACGAAAACGAACCACACACCATTAACGGTGTAACACTGCCTTCAGGAATTGTAGTTCCTCCTAAGGTAGTGGATTGGACTAACGATAACGAAAAAGTCTTTACACTTGCAGACGAGCGTCGCCGGCGTAGACAACATGAAGGCGATATTTAAAGAAAGGAGCATAGTATGGGCTACAATACAAAACACTTTGACCATGAAGCCCACTATGCTTCTAAGTCACTAAAGGAACTTGAGGCTCTGTTGAAAAAAGCCGAAGAGTTTGTCAAAGAACATCCTAAGTTTGAGCACGGTTGGCATAATGATTATCGCCAAACTCTCAAATTGAAGATTGCAGAACGAATTGGAAGGAAATAATATGCCTAGTGTGTTTTTAGTTAGCGACACGCACTTTGGTCATGCTGGTGTGTGTCGCTTTATGCGTGAGGACGGGGTTACAAAATTGCGTCCCTGGACTGACCCTGCTGAAATGGATGAAGCAATGGTTAAGGCCTGGAACGAACGAGTTAAGCCCACAGACAAGGTCTATCATTTGGGCGATGTTGTTATTAACCGCCGTGCCTTGTCTACACTGGCTCGCTTGAACGGCGATAAGGTTTTGATTCGAGGAAATCACGATATTTTTCGTGATACCGAGTACAGTCAGTACTTTCGTGAATTGAGAGCTTATCATGTTATGAACGGAATGATCTTGAGTCATATTCCTGTGCATGAAGCCAGCTTGGGGCGTTTTGGTACTAACATTCACGGACACTTGCATGACAGTCGTGTTAAGCGAGCTCGTGGTGTTGATGCTAGAACCGGTGAAGTTTTGTACAGCGACGAAAACGATGTGAGATACCATTGTGTTTGCGTTGAACAAACCCCAGACTTTGCGCCTATCTTGTTTGAGGATGTGTTAAAGCGTATCCAAGAAGAAGGTGGACAAGTTGGGTTCCGTAACGGAAACGGTCCACAAGTTGATTGACTAGACAGAAAATTAAACATATAATAAGGTTTAAGGGCTTGTAGCTCAGTTGGTTAGAGCAGGCGACTCATAATCGCTTGGTCGGGGGTTCGAGTCCCTCCGGGCCTACCAAACAAGTGCAGTAAGGCAGTATGACAGGTTTTTGGTTACCCTGTCTTGTGCAAAACCATTTTTCTTATTTTATGTCTGCATCAAATAAATATTTTTGTCAACTACCGGAGTTTCATTGTGCTTCATTTAATCAAAGATATTGCAGACGGCTTTTTCAGCTTCCTCAGCCAAGACCCTGTGCGTCCTACCATTCCCTTTGAAATGAGGGTTGGTCCTAACCGTGATGTATTTGTTCTTCGAGAAGAAGATCAAGTTAAAGCTATTACCTGTGTCAGCTACCAAAGTAGCATTCCTACCACCGAAGGTGAGTTATTTGTTGAGTCAGACGATCCCAAAGTAGCAGTCTTTTACACCATTTGGAGTTATGCTCCTGGTGCAGGCCGCCAACTGATTTTTGATTCGGTAAATCACATTCGCTCACAACAAAGCAACATTGAAAGATTTGTAACACTTAGCCCTAAGACCGATATGGCCAAGCGTTTCCATCTTAAAAATGGTGCTTGTATCTACAAAGAAAATATTGAAACTGTCAACTACGAGTACGAACTCAGTAAGATAGATCGATAATTATATTTTCATTGAAACCCGCCGAGGCGGGTTTTATTTTGGCTAAAATATCGTTGACAGCACACTTGACAAATCTGTACAATTTGCTTCTATGAAAAGAAAACTAATACATGCCTACATGGATACAGCGCACAGGTTTGCTCGCCTTAGTACAGCCCGTCGATTACATGTTGGTGCTATTGTGGTCAAAGATGACCGGATCATCAGTATTGGCTATAACGGAATGCCCGCCGGTTGGGAAAACAACTGCGAGGATATTGCATGGGATCCAGGTGCTGGTGGTTGGCTAGACCCTGATGAGTTTGACAAACAATACCCGTTCGAAGGTTGGCACGAAGGTGCTGGCCGTGCAGTACGATATGGTCTAAAGACCAAACCAGAAGTTCTACATGCAGAGTCAAATGCCATTGCTAAATTAGCCCGATCTAACGAAAGCGGCGAGGGCGCCAGTATCTTTATCACACACGCACCCTGCATGGAATGTGCAAAACTAATATACCAAAGCGGTATCAAGGAAGTCTTCTACAGAGAAGCCTATAGAAGTTCAGAGGGCATTGACTTCCTATCAAAATGCGAAATAAAAATAGAAAAAGTAGAGGAGCCAGATGTCTAACCAATTTAGCACTGATTTTGATTTTGGAAATGTAACTATTGATCTTGGTGGTCTCAGTGGTAGTATGAATAATGATGTACTTGATATTTCTAATTATATTAGCACTTATACTCTCAATACTTCTAGCAGTGGTTCTACCTTTAGCGTAGGTGCACAAGGCAGCACCGGTAACTGGAATAATACTTGGTACACTACTACCACCGGTTTCAATGGTACAAGCGGTACTCCAAGTACCGTCAATATGACCCATAATGGTATTGAAGTAAAAAATGGTGCCGATATTAAAATTGGACATAGAAGTCTATCTGACTTCATGGATCGTGTTGAGTCAAGGCTAGGTATACTACAACCTGATCCAGAACTACTAGAAAAATTTGAAGCACTAAAACAGGCCTATGAACACTACAAAACCCTTGAAGCTCTCTGCGTCGGAAATATACCAAAGGACCCAAATGGAAAGTAATGATCGTGCCAGGGTAGAACGAATGATGCATTTTTATAATGCACAGATAGTTAACGACTCGAAAAGGTGTGCTAGGCATAAAGACTATGTGTTCTTTTCGGATCCAACTAATGCCAACCACATAAAAGATGCCAGAGATTTTTACTATCAAACATATCAAGATTACTATACTCCCGAATTTGATAGAGTTTATGTAATTGAAATTCCCGAACGAGAGTTAAGGCACTTGGCTCGGATACATGAAACTGTAATGGGCAATGAAACAAATCACAATAACGGATCCTATGCCCGAACTGTGATCATGAAAGAATGGGCAGAGCATGACATTAGGTCCAAGTATCCGGCAGTTCAAGCCGCTTGGGAACAGTATAGCCTAATGCTTCATTTGGCATCAAATGGTAAAGAACCAGTTTGACAGATCGGCTAGACAACTGTATAATACAAACAGTGAAATTCTGCCGTAAATACCATGTATAAAATTTCTGTTAAAGGGTCAGACGAGGTTCCGGAGGCAATAAATTGGTGCAACGATTTTATCCAGTCTCCGTGGCAATTAAGCACACACTGGCCAGCCTCTGGCTGTACATTTGTGTTTGATAACAAAAAGGATGCAACCTGGTTCAGTTTACACTGGGCTCAATAAATATTAACTTATGGAACAGATTCTATCTATACTATTCTGGGCTTTTTGCTTCTGGGGTTTCTTTAAACTTGGCGAGCATTCGGCCTACTACCGCATTGCTCGCGGCCTTGTTGCTCTTAAAGAGCACACCAAAGAGATAACCGAGATCACCAAAGGTACTGCTAAAATTGAAAAAATTGGCGAGCAATACTATGCCTATATCGGCGATGTATTTGTGGCACAAGGCGAAACTATTGAAATGGTGCACGATGCAGTAAAAAATGCCATTGAAAAGAATCCCAGCAAGTTCATTGGTGCTCTTCAGGAACAGAGCAAAAGCAAATAAATACCATAAGGAGAACAATTGGCTAAAGAAGAAAATATACGAATGAGTGGTGTTGTGCACGAAGTACTGCCTAATGCCATGTTTCGAGTAATTCTTGAAAACAAGCATCAAATCATCGCCTACTTAGGCGGCAAAATGCGTAAACACGATATCAAGATTATCCAAGGCGACAATGTAGAAATTGAAATGTCGCCGTATGATATGAACAAGGGTAGAGTGGTATATAGGACAAAATAATGAATATTAGGGATACCATTAATCTAATTGAAGCTAAAAGTAAGCATAACTTAGAATTGGCACGGCTCCCTTATTCAAAGTCTTCTCTCAGCCCTGTGCTTAGTCAAAAAAATCTCGATCATCACTATTCTACTTTAGCCAAGGGATATGTAGATAGATATAATGCAGGCGAAGGCGATCCTGTCTTCAATGAAGCCGGCGCATATCTACATAATATGTTATTTGTACAGTTTCAATCACCCAAGACTGCCAACAAGCCCAACGGGCCTAGTCTAAGTTTGATTGAAAGGAAATACGGAACATTTGATAAATTCAAAGAAGAATTTACAAAACAGGCCATGAGCATACAAGGCTCAGGTTGGGTCTATATGTCACGAAGCGGTGACATCAAAACTGTCAAGAATCATGCCAAACGATCTGATATTGCTTTGTTAGTTGACTGGTGGGAGCACGCCTGGTTTGACGACTACGGCACTAACAAATCTAAATATCTTACTAATATTTGGCGCATAATCAATTGGAATGTAGTCAACTCAAGACTATAATCTACCCGATTTAGTCGGGACAATTGATAATTATAATATATGATATTTGGTTTATTTACACTATTTGTAGCATTGATAATCAGTGCAGTGGCCGCCTACTACAGTATTGTAGGACTCACTGCTATATTTTCTGCGGCTGTAATCCCTATCATTATCATGGGTGCCGCACTAGAAGTAGGCAAAGTAACTGCGGCAGTTTGGTTAAAACTTAATTGGACACGAGCTTCGTGGACCTATAAATTATATCTAGTACCGGCTGTGGCATTTTTAATGCTACTGACTAGTATGGGTATTTTTGGTTTCTTGAGCAAAGCTCACAGCGATCAAACTCTAGTAAGTGGCGATGTTCAAAGTAAAATTGCAATCTATGATGAAAAAATTAAAACAGCAAAAGAGAATATTGAAGCTGACCGCCGCCAACTCCGTCAAATGGATGAGGCTGTTGACCAAGTCATGGCAAGGAGCACAACAGAAGAAGGTGCGACCAAGTCCAATGCTATTCGTCGGGCTCAAGCCCGCGATAGGGCTGCTTTGGCCAAGAACATTGAAGCCAACCAAAAACTTATTGGTGTTCTTAATAACGAAGCCGCACCTATTCGAGCAGAAATTAGAAAGGTCGAAGCGGAAGTTGGGCCGATCAAGTATGTTGCGGCCTTAATCTATGGCGATAATCCAGAAGAAAACTTACT